TTGGGACAGCGGGGTTAAGGCGAAAACTGAAACCGACAATGTTATCACGATGTACGACCAAATCGGCGAGAGCTTTTGGAGCGAAGGGGTAACGGCCAAACGCGTTGCCGCCGCCCTACGCGCTATCGGCGACAAAGAGGTTGTCGTCAACATCAACAGCCCGGGCGGGGACTACTTCGAGGGTATCTCCATCTACAACCTGTTGGCGCAACATCCGGCCAAGGTGACGGTTCAGGTTGTCGGCCTTGCTGCTTCCGCCGCCTCCGTGATTGCGATGGCGGGCGACGAGATTCTGATGGGCGAAGGGTCGTTCCTGATGATACACAACGCATGGAGCCTTGCGATTGGCAACCGTCACGATTTGGCGGGCAGTATTGACACGCTGACGCAGATTGATGACGCAATGGCTGATTTGTATGCCGCGCGTTCGAGTCTGTCGAAGGCGGAAATCGTCGGCATGATGGATCGCGAAAGCTGGATTGGAAAATCGAAAGCCCTTGAGGATGGTTTTGCCGACGGTGAAATCGATGTGAAGGAAATCGAGCAGTCCGGCGACGGCGAACAGAAAAAGGCGATGGCCCTGATTGAATCCAGCCTCGCGCAACAGGGATACAGCCGCGCCCAACGCCGCGATGTATTCAACAATTTATTCCACGGCACGCCCCGCGCTGCCGAACCTGCCGTCAAGCCGTGCGCTGGCGGCGATTTGAGGACGGCGCAAGCCTTGCAGACTTTAATTCAAACCATGAAAGGTTAAACCATGAAACAAACGATGATTGCCCGCGGCTTGGTTGCCGCATTTGCCGATGCCGGCAATACTGCGCCCGATGTGGGCGCGTTGCTCGCGGAATTGAACAGTTCCTTTGCCGCGTTCAAAGACAGCAAAGAAAAAGAAATTGCCGCTTTGCAGCAAGGCAGTGAAGAGGCTAAGGCTTCTTCAGCCAAAGCCGAAGCCGAAATTTCCAAACTCCAAGCCTCTATCGACGACTTATCTGTACAAATGGCCGCCGCGCAAATGAATGGCGGTGCAGGCAAACTCGATAAGGAAGCGCAGGCGGCGGTTGATGCGGCTGTGTCGTTTATGAAGTCCGGCGAAGTACGCGCGGATTTGAAAAAATCAGACGACTCCAACGGCGGTTATTTGGTGCCGAAGGAATGGGACCGTACCATTACCGACAAGCTGAAAACTGTTTCGCCGCTGCGCCGTTTGTTCAAGGTTCAGACGACCTCGAAGCCGAAATTCAGCAAGCTGTACAACATGCACGGTGCTGGCAGTGGCTGGGTGGGTGAAGAAGATGCCCGCACTAAAACCGATACGCCTACTTTCAAATCTTTGGATTTTGATACCGGCGAAATTTACGCCAACCCAGCCGCTACGCAGCAAATGTTGGATGATGCCGAAATCAATTTGGAAGCCTTCCTTGCCGACGAAGTGAAAACTGAATTTGCTGTTGCCGAAAACAAAGCCTTTATCAGCGGCGACGGTCAGAAAGGTAAGCCGACCGGCTTGCTGACTTATGCCGAAGGCGGTACCAATGCGACTAAGCATCCTTTGGGTGCAATCAAGGTTGTCAAAACCGGCAATGCGGCTGCGGTTACTGCGGATTCGGTCATTGATTTGGTTTATTCGCTGCCTGCCGAATACTCGCAAGGCGCGGGCTTTATGATGAACCGCAAAACGCTTGCCGCCGTCCGCAAACTGAAAGACGGACAGGGCAATTATCTGTGGCAGCCGAGCTATCAGCAAGACCAGCCGTCCACGTTGTGCGGTTATCCGGTTTACGAAGTCGCCGATATGCCTGATGTTGCCGCGAATGCGCTGTGTATCGCTTTTGGCGATTTCCTGCGCGCGTATTTGATTCTTGACCGCAAAGGCGTGAGCATTCTGCGTGACCCATACACGAATAAGCCGTTTGTGCAGTTCTACACGACCAAGCGCGTCGGCGGCGGCGTGGACAATCCTGAAGCCTGCGTGTTGCTGAAAGTAGCGGCTTAATTTGAACAGGCCGTCTGAAAGCGAGCTGCTGCCTGTATGGGTAGCGGCGTTTTAGTTTTCAGGCGGCATTTTTATTTGAAAAGGAAATGTGATGGCTAAATTTACCAAGCCGTTTTTGGGTGTCCCTGATGGGGAGATTTATCCTGTTCAGTATGAAAAAGGTGATGAAGTGCCGGCTGAGTTGCTGGAGGCTGCGAAAGAAGCGGGCTGCGTCAACGGTAAGAAGGGCGATTCTAAGCTGCCTGAAGACCCGCCGTCCGACAATAAGCAGGATGGTGGCACGGATAATGAAACTGATATCCAGCAGACCGGCGAAGGCGAAGGTCAGGGCGAGGGTCAAGACGGCGCTGAGGGCAGTCAACAGACTGAGCAGCAATGATAACCCTCGAATTGGTCAAACTTCATCTTCGTGTTGACGGCGAGGATGAAGACGATTTGATTCGTCTTTATTACGAGGCGGCGGTGTCTGACTGCGTAGCTTATCTAAACCGTCCTTTGTACCAAGACGATGCTGAGGCGGCTGCGGCTGCCAAACTCGGCAAGAAGGACGGGGTGGTGCTGAATTCTTCTATCCGAAATGCTATTTTGCTGACGGTCGGGTATTTGTATTCTACCCGAGAAGATGGCGCGGTCGGGTTGCCGCGTGCCGCTCGGCGGCTGTTGGAGCCGTTTCGTAATCTGCCCGGCGTGTAGTCGGTTTTTTTAGGTCGGTTAAGCGTAAACCGTACGCCAAAAAACGCTCTTCTGCTTTACTTTATTCTGATTAGGGCTTGATACGGCGTTGCCCGACTTCTTTGGGTGCAGCTAAGGCTTGCGGCTGTCTATTTGAGTGCGAGCCAAGATAAAAAACCGTCCGAACGGCAGATTTCGGGCGGTTTTTTTGTTTGGGGCGGGTATGAAGGCTGGTCAGTTGCGGCATCGGGTCGAGATTCTTCAGCGTGTGAAGGAAAAGGATAAGTCAGGCGCGACTGTGATGGTTTGGCGTCCTTTGTGCAAGGTTTGGTCTGATATTCGGCATATGTCAGGCAGCGAGACCATGAAGCATGATGTTTTATCCGCGTCTGTTCGGGCTTCCGTCCGCATCCGTTGGCGTGAAGATATTACGCCCGATATGCGGGTAAAAATCGGCGGAAAACCCTACGCAATCCGCGCCGTGATTCCTGATGCGGCCAAGCGTGTTTTTGTCGATTTGGTTTGTGAAAGTCTGCCGAATGAAAGTAATGATTGATGCCGATTTATCCGCCGCGTTGTCGGATTTGGAGGAATTACCGGAAGCTGTCGGTAAGAAGCTGCGGTATGCTGCATGGCAGGGGGCTGAACTGTTGCGCAATGAAGTCCGTATTCAGGCGCCCCGTTATCACAAATCGCATTATTTTTACAGTAAGGGCAGCAAAAACGCCGATGGCGGCAAACGGCGGTATGAATTTGAGCCGGGCGATTTGCGCCGTTCCATCTTTGCTTTTTACGACAAAGCCTTTTCGGAGGACGGGGTCAAAGCCGTATATCAAGTCGGCTGGAGGGCGAACGAGGGCGCGAAAGGCCGTTATGCTGGCGGCAGTCTGAAGGCCGTGCCCTACGGCTACATGGTGCATAACGGCACGCGGCGCGGTACGGCGGCCAATCCGTTTTTAGATAGGGCGTGGCAGCTGGCCGGGGAGCGTGCAGAGCAGTTGATTTTGAGGGCCGTTATGGAGATTGGCAATGGAAAAGATGCTGATTGACGCGATTTCGTCCGCACTGCCGAACATTGATATTTATCACGATTTCGCGCCTGAAGAGGCGATGTTTCCGCTGGTAGTCATTCGGCGTGAAGGCGGTGCGGGCAGGGTATTCCTAGACCATGCGGAAGAAACGCAGAAAATCCGTTTCAGCGTGTCGGTATGGGACGGAGACAGGCTGTCCGCCGTGGAGAAAAGTCTTGCGGTGGAACGGGCGATACTTGGTTCAATGGAAGGATATGCGTTGTCTGCTGCTGAATCGGTGGTATTGGAGGATGGGCGGCGCGGCATGGTGCAGGATTTTGTGGTAACCGCTTAGGCGGTTTTTTTATTTGCTTTGTTTTTAAAGGATTGATTTATGGCAGTAAAACTACCGAACGGTGCGACCGTTCATATTGCGACCAACTACGAAGCGGCGAAGCCGGTTACGGTTGCGACCAATGCCGTTGAGGCGGTGCTGACTGTAACGGGGCACGGGTTCAACGACGGCGATTTTGTGTTGTTGGAAAGCGGCTGGGGCAAGTTGAACGAGCGCGTGTTCCGCATCGGCGGCAAAACCAACGATACCTTTAAGCTGGTGGGCGTGGATACCTCCGACGTCGATGTTTATCCGGCCGGCGGCGGCAAGGGCAGCGTGAGGAAGATTGCGGGTTGGACGCAGATTCCGCAAATCATCGAATTTTCGACCAGCGGCGGCGAGCAGCAGTTTGTCGATTTCGGCTTTTTGGAAGACGACTATGAACAGCAGATTCCGTCCTCGCAGTCTGCGTTGTCGATTACGGTCAAGATTGCCGACGACCCGTCTCTGCCCGGCTATAAGGCGGCGGTGAAGGCGAGCGTTCCGGGCGGCGAACCTGCGGCGGTGGAGTTTGTGTTTAAGCAACGCGGCCGCAAGGCAATGGCGGCGTTTACGGAAAAACATAAGAAAGCCTGGACGGTGGATACGGTGCTGGATTGCGCCGAAGGTTGGGATTTGGCCGAATCCTTTACCCGTAAAAACATTAAGTTGCTGCTGGAAAACTACCCGCAGGCGTTGTTTGCCGTTGTCGACGGCTATATCGACGAAGTATTTAACGCCCGTCAGGGAAACTG